GTTTGAACCTTTTTTAAAGGGCGCTAAATCAATGTCATATGAGCAAGTTGTAGAAGAACTTGATTTTAAGAAATCCAATGGTCATCCAGATCGTTTTTATTTTGCTACTAAAGGGCTTTGGGTTAAATCAAATGAGATAGGTCATCAATTCTCGAAAGACACAAAAGAATGGAAACCTAAAGAGGTTATTGGCAAATATATTAGCGCTATGTCTGATGAGAAAACTGCCTTCTACATTCCTTGGTTAGATTGCCAAAAAATTGAAATTAGGTTGTTGGAGAAATTGCTCCAAAACAAAATTAGAACTTTTAATTGTGCTTCTATAGAAAACGTTATTGCTATGAATATGTTATGTTTGGATTTAAATCAAAATGTTTATATGATGGGTTCTAAATTAAATTCTTGGATAACTGTAGGAGCTACAAAATTTCTCGGTAGTTGGAACACCATGATTCAGAAACATCTTAAGATAGGCGAATGTAATTCTTTTTCTATTGATGGAGGCCAGTGGGATGCTCGTATGTTTGTTATGTTATTATGGGCTGTTCAAGAACTTCGACAACATTGGTCTGATTTGGATAAAAAACAAAAATTTTTACTTCAGATGTTGTATCGTTGTATGATTCATCGTATTGTTTATGGTGAATGGGGAGATTTAATATGGTTATTCCTTGGTAATCCCTCTGGCAGTCCAAATACTATTGTTGATAATTCACTTGGTTTTTGCATTCTTTGGCAATGGTGTTGGAATATTCTTCTTCACCTTGAGAATGAAAGACGATTTCGAGCTAAAGAGCAAATTCTCCAAAATACTCAGGCATTGATGGATAAAAACATCTGTATTAGCAATTGTGGTGATGATGTTTTATTAACTATTTCTAATGATATTATGTCTTGGTTCAATATGCCTGAGATAATTTCAACTATGTCTCGCTGGGGTACTAAAATAGAGACTGATGACTTAAACCCAAAACATCCTTCTAAATGTGTGTATTTATCTTCTATTTCTGAAATGATGAAAGGTTTTTGGATTCCTTCTCCTAATTATGATAAAGTTATTGGTTGCTTGTTAGAAGGTTCAGCTCAATGTGTTAGTTCTTTTCGAGGTGAAAATTTTGATGTTGATCCTCGTTGGCAACTTTTGCGTTTGCATGCATTGCGAATTGATAGTTGGGGTAATCCTCGTTTGCGTAAAGAACTGTTGCAAATCCGTGATCATTTTATGGTTAAATATCGTGATTTGTTTAATTCTACTCCCCCTGACACAAAAATTTTTGCTGATGTTACTTGGTCCGCAGTCCAATCTATATATAAAGATGACATGGAATTGTTATGGCTTTATACTGGCTTAGAATCTCAAACGGGTTCTGCAGACAAAATTAATTTCCCGTTTATAAAAGAAGTCGAAAATCCTTTGTTTGGAAATTATATTAATTATTTTGATTCTAAGTTTGAAGATATGGGCTTGTACGATTTATTTAGCCCTGAAAATGCTAAGTTTAAGTATCATGGCAATTGGGGTGGTCCCAATTATTCAGGAGGTCAATATAAACCTGAAAAAGTTGATTGGAAGGTTCCAGCGATTGACCCGTTGGATGAGTCTTTTAAAAAACATGATTATAATTATACTCGTATGGATCATAAGAAAGCTGACAGAATCTGGTTGAAGGAATCAAACTCATTGCCAATATCAGCAAAGAAAACTCTTGCACAAATGGGTTTTTCTGTTAAGGCTGGTTTGGAAAGTCCTATGAAGCGTTGGCGTGATGAAGAAATTTTAAGTGATTATCCCTGGCTTTTACCTGAAAAGAAAGTTTCGTTTGTTGATCCAGATGCTAATTTAAAACTTGATCAAAATTCTAGTGGGTCAAACCATAAAGGAGATCACCCTCCTAAAGCTTCAAAGAAAGCTTACCAGAAACGTAAATCGAAGAAACAAGCTAAAGTTAAGAAAATTATTAAAGCTGTTGCTAAGAAAAGATCTTCTTTGAAATCTGTTCATACATTACGTTTACCTCGTCGTAATCCCAATAAGAAATTGTTTAATCGCATTGCTTCGAAATTCACTACAATGCAGAAAAATACTACTCCTCAGAAAATGCGTATGGGAAATACTAGTAGTTTCACTGGTAAAGTTTTTGCTTGGCAAGCCAATGCTGTTGTTGCTCAATATGATAGCATAATTTTTAATTCTAGTGTTATTCCCTTTCTGGACTTGAATCCTTATAGTATCAGTACTAATCCAGATTATTCATCAACTGATAATCAACTCTTAGCAGCTTGCGATTACCATAAGAAATGGCGTGGAACCATAAGGTTAATTTATAAGCAAAATTGTCCAAAAACTCAAGCTGGAGGTATTACTGCTTTTGTTGAAGGAGATCCAACTGACAGTGAATCTGATGCTCTTGGAACTAATCAAATTATGGATATTGCTGCTCAACATAAAGGCAAAGATTGGCCTTTGTATAATGATTTTACGTTAACATTTAAAACTAAGAAAGATATGTGGCTTCGCCAATCTAGCAATTCAGATGTTCGTAATGTTTCTCTTGGTCATTTATATATGTTTTCTCATACTGGCTATACTCCGCCAACTGGAGGTGCTGGTACTTTCTATTGGGAATATGACATAGAATTGATAACTCCTTCTTCTGATGAGAGAGTTTTATTTTCTGATTTTCTTCGAGTCGCTGAAGCTGAAACAAAAGACTCTGAATATCACATTAGCTTCGCTTCTTCTCTTGCTGCTTGGCAAAATCCCCGTTCTGAGGTTATTGGTCCAGCTTCTAAGTATCCTGTTTCTGTTGTCGCTTTTGGTACTACTAATACTCAGGGCCTCAATATGTGCATTAATGAAGTTGTTCCTAAATCAACGTATGTCACAGCTTTTTTGCAAATAGGTTTGGCAACTCCAAATGTTAAGAGTACAACTGCCCTTGTTGGTACAGTTCAGCATATTTATACTTTAAATGGAGTTAGTATTTTGACTACTCATTTGGAAGTTTTTGGTGAAACTTATACTTTAGTTGGTACGGCTGCTACCACTACTTATAGTTGTTATTTGCAATTTTTGATTCCCTATGGTGCACTTCCTGGTTCTATTCATTATGTAACTAAATATGTAGCTGGTGCTAGTGCTACTGCTAATGATGTTCGTATGTTTGTAATGCCAGGAACTTGTTATACTGGAATTTGGGGATCTGAAAGGTTGAAACTTCATCGTCTTCATGCTACTTCTCTTTTACGCTATTATGAGTCTCAACAAAATATTGATGATGAGAAGAAAGCTGAATTTTCTTTAAGCGACGAAATTAAAAGACTTACACAAGAAAATCGTGATTTGCGTCAATTGCATGGTAAGTATGTCAAGAGAACTCTTTGGGATGAAAGTGAGGAAGAAAAGAAAATGGATGATGATGATTCTTCTGATACCATTAAAGTTGATGAACCTACTACCCCTAAAACTGAATCGAAAGTTCAACGTGTGCGTGAAATGATTGAGAAATCACTTAGTGCTTTAATTGAGGATGGTTCTCTTTCAACTAACTCAAAAGGAGCAAATCATAAAGGAGATCATCCTGCCACACGTGTTAAAGTTGGCACTAACATGAGTCACTTAAAATCTCAACAACGTTATTTGGATATGCGTGATTCCAATAAAGAACGTATGATTCTACAACTTGAATTACATCTTGATCGAGAATTATCTCGACGAGAAAGACAACCTCAGAGAATTCGTGAGATCATTGTCGCTTTAGACAATTGGGGTTTTGATATTTCAGATTATTGTGTTAATGAAAGTAATTCTTGTGGTGCTAACCATAAAGGTGATCATCCTCATTTCTTCAACCCTGATCAATTACTTACTTGGTGTGAGAAATGTCAAAAAATGGATATTACCGTTCGTGCTTTGAGAAAGCAATTGCATGAAGAAGGCTTGAAATGTGAGACTAAAGAAGGTTATGAAATGCCCGCTGCCGATTATATGCGCATTTTCACTTTTCTCGTTCAAGCACGTGGCACTGGCAATGATGCCGCCACATTCGCATTTAATAATGCTATAGTCAATACTATTGAATCTCTTCAAAAGTTTTTGGCTCCCTTGGCACCTCCAATGGTTGCACAAGTGTAGTTTTGTTTTATTTGTCTTTTTCTTTATTGATGGTTATTTTTTCCAAATATGTAAAGATCCAACCCTTCGCTGTGTTCTGTTGGTTGCTTTGAAAG